TTACTAGAAACCCCTTGTAAATCCCCATCCCCATCATCAGATACTATAGATGCAGTAATTCCAGCAGTAGCAGAAGCGGCTCCAAAAGCATAAGAATTGATTATTATAATACTCATATCAATCATGTCCTATATCCATAAAGTGTAACCTTCAACCCTTTACCCGCAGTAGAAGAACCTATTTGGTCTATATCAAAAGTTATCAAAGCATCATCCGCTAATGCTGGCCCTGCTCCACCAATTACTGCCGCAGAAGCGGCTGAAGTGGAAGTAAGTTCACTAGCATCAATAGATAATTTAGTAGTTAAAACTGTTGAACCTGCTTCGTTTATATCTACTATAATTGTTGAACCTACTGGGGCAGTATTAACCGTTGCTTTTACTCCAGTTAATGTCATAGCGAAAGGCATATTGAAACTTGCTTTACCATTTCCAGTTGTTAAATCTGTAGTTTCATCAGATAAAGAAACTATCAAAACTTCTTCTGATAATAGTATATCATTACCTGCATCATTTGTAAAATATAAGGTATTAGGTGTATCATCGTGAACCCATAATTGACCGTAAGCCGCAGTATCAGCATCAGCATCGGCTTGTTCTTTTAATGTGAAAGCACCTTCAACTGTTAACTTTGTTTTAGGCGCATTAAGTCCAACGCCTACTTTATCAGCAGAAGCATCAACGAATAATAAATTAGTATCAGAACTGCCTTCACATCTAAAGTCTATATCGTCCGCTTGCTCATTAATTACTACATCTCTTGTAGCGGCTCTTAATCTAATATATTCACTAAGAGTTCCAGCCTCAATTAAATTAAAAGTCATAGAACCATCTTCTGAATCATCTGATGTATCATCCATTCCCGCTTCAATTGTAGCATAATTTACTTCTTGAGGCACATTACTATTATTGACCCCATCATTTTCTCCTCTAAATACAATTTGTCCTATAAGGTCATTATCATCTATATCAGCGGCGGCTGAATCTGCATCTCTAAATAATACAAGATTAGGAGCGGAAGTAGCCGCACTAGCAAGAGTTCCCTCTATTAATAAGTGGTCGCCCGAACCACCTGAAAGAATATGTAAAGGAGCAGTAGGAGCAGTAGTTCCAATACCTACATTTCCTCCATTGAATAAAGCGGCATAAGTTGTATCGGCATTATCACCTGCATCAACTGTAACATCTAATCCTATGTTTTTAACCGTTCCACCACCATTAGCAAAATCAACATCTATATCTAATCCAGTAATATTTACTGTTCCTACATTAGTTACAGAATCATCTACATCTATATGCATCCCTGTGAGATTAACTGTCTTACCACTAGCAGTAATTCCAGTTTTATTATAATCTAATAATATGCCCTTAGCCGTTTGACTACCTACTCCATCATTAGTCATAGCAGTAGAAACTAAAGTTGAAGTTCCTCCATCTGTAACTGTAGAAGTAGTTGCGGCATTCAATAGCATTCCATCGGTTAAACCAGTAGCAGATATATCCACAACTTTAGCAGTTGTTAATGCATTAGCAGTTATATCTACCACATCTCCAGTAGTATTAGAAGCATCAATATCTAAGGCTATTTGGTCTACATCTTGGTTTGTAATAGTTAGTGCCGCTCCACCTACATCATTAGCGGGAGTGATTGTTTGCTTTCCCGTAACTGCTAATGTAGTTGCATCAAAAGTTAAATTGGCTTCACCAGCAATAGCATTTGCCCCAGTAACAGTTACTATTGTATTATCAGTTGAACCAGTTAGAGTTGCTCCACTTGCTAATCCAGCAAGGCTTGATGCAGTTACAGTTTTAATAACATCAGAACTTCCAGCATCTTGAATTAAAACTTTATCAGAACCCGCAACTGTCGCTGTTCCAATATTAGAAATAAACAGCCCATCAGCAGTTCCAGTAATACTACTCACTTCAGCATATTCTCCACTATTATCATAACCAATAGAAACAGAATTAGATTGTTTAGTAGTTGTAAAGAATTGAGTTGCTAAGTCACCTGTATCGGTTGATTGAACTCTAATTAAAGATATAGGAGTTGCTTGTGCGGTAAAGTCTGGAACTACACCATCAGCAGTTCCTAAAACTACACTAGGAATTGTTGCCCCATTTGCTACAATAATCCAATGATAAAAAGCACCACTAGAAGGTTTTGTTAAAGTTAATGTTCCACTATCTGTAACTGCTACCTTAGCACCTTCATTTAAAATGACCCCACCTTGAACTACAACCTGTGGAGTTCCACTACTATACGAATAAGTATGACTAAAACCAAAAGTACCATGAGCGTCTGTACCACCAAAATCTAATGCTAAATTACCTTGAGTCATTGCGTGAATTGCTTTAAACAAACCACCATGAGGTGAGTCTATTTTATCTGTTAACTGAGTTGTACCTGTTGTCCCTAAAGAACTTAAGACACCTGAACCTACTACATTACCCATTATTCAACCTCCATTGTATATATTATCTCGATAGTGTCACTAGTTGAAAAGTTTCCTACTCCTTCAAAATTAACTCTAGCAAGCATAACATTCTCTGTAGGGCTATAATCATAACCACTAGTATCTATTAATGCCATCTCAGCATCAGTAGGAAGATTACCAAATATTCCCATCTCTCTAATTGTATATCCTTGTAAAGTTGAACCAGTAAAACTACTAGTAAATTCTACAACTTTATCATCTGATGATGTAGCGGTATTAGTAGCAGATGTAGTCAAAGGTACATCTAAATCAGAAGCGGTTGGGTTGGTTCCACCACCACCAGTTCCTACTTTTGTTGTTCCACTTGTTGCCCCAAACATTTCCCTTAAGAATAAGGCTACTTTCTTTTTTGTTGTGTGTGTTATCATGTAAAGTCCTCGTCTGTTATTATTGTTGTTACTGTTTCTAATGGCCCCATTGTATCTCCGAAATCTAATTTTCTTGTTGTTAAAGTTTGGAATCCTAATGTGAATGCATCGCTGTCCGCTAAACTAATCTTCTTTATTACTAGTCTTAATTCTTTCAGTTTAATTGAATCGAAAAAGTCTAAAGGAGCAGTAGTAGCACCAAATTGAGAACCTCTTATAGAAGCAGAATTAGATTTATTTTGAATAGATAATTCAGCGAATCTATTTGCTAAATCTTTACGATAAGTTCCTACTTCTAACTCCACCAAATTTTGTGTATCTCTTTTAATTTCGTATATTTTATATTGACCTTTAACGATACCTTCTTGTGGGAAATCCAAAGTTACTAAATCTCCAGCCTTAATGAAATCAATTCCTTTATTTGACATTTTAATAGTGAACCTATCTTCACCATCTGAGTGTGCTGATAGTAAACTCTTTGCTCTCGAATCCACATCATCTTGTGAAACAAGTTCCATATTTACATCTTCAAGAGTTTTCTTACCAAACTTGTCTATACTCTTACGATTACGCTTAATTGATTTGACTCCACTACCATAAACTATTATCTCATTGTAAAGGTCAAAAGTAGATTTGTTTCTAGTTACCCCTGTAATATTTACATTAGGGCTAGAGTAGGATAAATCTATAGGTTGTGAATCTAAAGTTGTTCTTTCTTTTGTGAGAGATATTCCTGTTTCATCTATTCTTAATTCTTTTTCTTTATACTTAGCGGCAAAAGAAGCGGCAGAGAATATATCAACGCCCTGATAATTAGGTGATATAAAATAAGGATATTCTTTATTATCTCTTATTTCATAATTAATATCTTCTTCACTTAGTAAGTTATTAACAACGTCTTCAACTTCTTCTCCTATTACTATAGTTGAACCTATTTTTAAAGTAGTGGGTTCATTAACTCTAGTTACTAGTGGGCTTTTGAGAGAGAATATTTCTCCAAAAGAAACTATACCATACATAGGTTGACTTGCATTATCACTTAGAGTTAATCTACATAATGCTCTGTCATCGTAATAATCTGCTTCTACTCCTATAGACATTTTTTGTTTTGATACCCCATCTGTTAATAGCATATTAAATGATGAACCTGATTTGAACGTGTTTCTATTTCCTGTTGGATTAAATAAATGAATATAATCTCTAAGAACAGTAAATGTATTATTCAATAATGTTATACTTCCAGAAGATAAATCAGTATCATTACCAAATTTACCTGCTATTACCAAAGAAGTATCACTAATAATAGACTTAACATAACACCTTTGATGGTCTAATAAAATAACATCTCCTTCTTTTAATTCATCTGTAAACTTAGTGCTACTTCCAGTTAAAGTAGTATTACCTACATCCATGTTAGAAATAGTTCCAGTTAAAGACTGTTGTTGAGAGTGTCTACCATCCATATCTATAGCCATATACATAGACATGATTGCTTCATTTTCTCCCTGTTCTCCAGAGGTTTTCAAATCAATATTATGGATATTACTTAATTCTCCACCAGTAAATTCTCCCTTATTGTTTAATCTGTTTAATGGAGGAATAAAACCGTACATAGAAGGACTTTGAGACTCTTTAGTAGTTTGCGCAGATAAACAATATAAGTTTAATTCATTAGGTGTTGAAGGCCATATACAAGTTTCAGCAGGTCGCATAACTCTATAATCAGAAAAGAAATCTATATTACCAGCATTATCTATAGGTAAATTATCTATTAATAATTCATGAGCAAGATTATTACCAGTTAAACTTCTTCTATGTTCTTTAACAAAAATAATATGTTTAGGGTCTACCATGGTATCAGCCATAGAAGTTATAGCCGTACCGTCAATTATACCTTTAGCATTAGGAAGTGTACTATTATTAATATGGGCTGAAGTACCAGTAAAAGGTCCAAAATCAATTAGAGTTGGTTGAGTATCAATAGCCGTTCCTAGATTACCAACTAAATACATACCTGTTAAGTCTACAAAGTTTAAAAATGAATTTTCATCATTTATGTGAGTTTTTAATCTAACCCAACCTTCTTTACTATTACTACCATTTATAGAATCTATAGCATTAATACCTTGAACATTTGCAGCAATCGTTGGGCTAGTTATATCAGAATCATAACTTGCTAAATCTAAATGAGGTACAAAAACACCGTAAACACCATCAGCAACATAACTTGTTCCATCGGGGTCTTCATAGAATGTTTCAGTTTTAGTATCAGAACGAAGTCTAGCATAAGGGTAAGAGTTATGAGTTCCAGCAGTAATAAAAGTATATTCACCACTATTAGCACTTGCTAAATCTGAATCGGTTATTCCTCCTTTACTATTTCCATATGCTATATCCGATAAAGGCCCATTAGTTAGGAAAAGGTCATTAGTTTTAGCGCCACCTGTAGTACTAACACTTATCACAAAAGTATCTGAGTCCGTTATAGAAACAACATAAGCCCCGTCAGGAATACCATCTCCCATTACTCCTTGTCCAACAGTTATGGTTCCACCCACAGCCGCACCATGAGTATCTATTGTTGTGCTATTATTATAATCACAACTAGGAACAATAAATGCGGCAGGTTTAGCAAAGGGAAACCCTTTAACAACATTGCCACTATCACTAGTATCAGCGATTTTAAATTTACCTCCTACTGGTATATTAGTAATAGATTGTTCAATATTATATCTTCCTAAAGCCACTACATCACAATTTTTGTAAGGATTCCCTCCATTTTGAACCCATTCTAAAACATTGGAAGCATGACTATATTCAGTTGCTATAGGATTTGCAACATTATTATCTGCTTTATTAACAAGATAACCC